CAGGCCCACAGCATTGAAGTTGTGGGCAGCCATACGATAAGTGCCCGGTGCTTGAGTTGCTTGAGTGGTTTCCGACTCACCAACGATCACCGATACCCGAGCCATGAATATACTCAGGGCGGTTTCCATGGCAGGCCCACGGACACCGAACACGATGGTGGAGATGGCACGGAAGAATTGCTGAGCCTTGTTCTTCAGGGCAGCAAAACCTTTTTCCACCATAGGCACAGCAGCCATGGCTTTCTGGAAAGCAGGGTTGGTCATCCCCCATGCCACGAACTCTTGCAAGGTACTGACTGCTTCGCTGTGCTCAGCTTCCAGTAGAGGCTTCAGCTCTTTACGTAGGGCTTCCAGATCAGCCACAGCAGCCAGTACTTCAGCACTACCATGACCTTTCTCAGCTTGGTCAATGATCCAGGCCACCATGGCGTGCAGAATTTCATGCACGACCAGCTCAGTAGTCACCCCAGACCCACCCATGGAAGTGCCACGAATACCCAAATGAGCTTTGCCATCAGCATCAACGTGATACCAACCATAGGCATCCTTGGCTTTCTCAGGAATCTGGGAATCCGAGGTGGCATAGACAATCGGTAGACCTTGGAGCTGCTTGATGCCGCGCTTCAGGATTTCCCGGTACAGCTTACCCATGGTGTCACCGTCTTGAGGTGTACCAATGCTGTTGAACAGCTTGGCCGCTACTTCATTGGCGGTGATCCCCTCGGTTTGCAGCAGGGCATCCAGGTCGAAGTCAGTTACCTGAGTACTACGGGTTTTCTTAGCAGCAGTTTTTGCTGCTACGGGAACCTTCTTGGCAAAGACGATCTCGTCCAACTGGGCAGCAATTGCCAACAAAGCCGGGTCGATTTTCGGAGACAGAGCATCCCGTTTCTTGGCAGCCAGATTGTTGAAGCTGTTGGGTACATCGAAGATACCAGCAGCGATGGTGTATTGATCCACCACAGCCAATTGGCTCAGACCATCCAAACGGTTGTAGTCCGCTTCATGGGCAAAACGGGCTGCACGCTGAACCAGAATCGTAAATGACACGGGGTCTTTACGGTCTTCTTTCTGGGAGTTGAGCAGTTCCCCTAGAGCTTCCTTACTGATGTCACCCGGATTCTGTTCGATGTAGGCCGCGAAGCCCTTCAGAGTACGCTCCAGCGATTCGTAACTTTCACGGGGCAGCGAGTGATTCAGCAGCATATCCATCACTTGCTGGTTCATGGCTTGGCCGGCAGCAGCCGCATCATGCAGAGCACTGAGTACAGCGTCATGCACCCCCATCAGATTCAAGGCAGCCAGTACTTCCACGATGGTGTTGCCATCGAGAGACTGCACACTGTTGGCCATAATGGATACGCCTGGGTTCGACTCCACACGCATTACAGGTTTGGATTTGTGGTTGGTTTTTTCACCGTTGACCACCCCTTTCACATCCGTGGTGTGGGTAGGGCTGTTAGAGGCTTTGCGGGCCGACTTGGACACGTAGATGCCAGCATCCAATTGACCATCTCGCTTGGACAGAGCCGTGTTGATGCGCGGTTCCATGTCCTTGATAGCTTCCAGGGCCGGAGCTTTTTCAGCTGGAGTCAGTTCACGCAGCGGTTGGCGTACTTTCTTTTTCTCGAATACCGGACGACCTTTTTTGTCTTTGCCGATCACTTTATCGGTATCAACAGTGATCCACTGGAAATCAATTTCACCCCAGTCCATCAGCTGTTCAGTGAGGTCATCAAGAAGTTTGGTACGAACCATGTCGTACATAGTCCAGACACCGTTAGCCTGACGCACCATCTGCTTACGGGCGTCCATGTAGCCCTTAAAGTCTTCATTGATGGTGTCTTTAACAGCTTTGCCTATCGACTCTTTGAACTCTTCACGGAGATTACTCAGTGCTGCGGCTTCCATAGGTGTTTCCATAGCCTGTTCCAGTTCACCCGGGAACAGGTATTGAGACATCCCTGACATCTCCTTCAGGTCTTCTTGGTACTGTGCCCACGCAGCAACACCAGTGAGTTTCTGAGCACCGTAGGCTTTACCTTCAGCGATCTGACCCATGGTCTTGTAGACGTTCTCGATGAACACATCGGTCATCTTTTCCACGGTGGTTTCCAGACCAGAACCGTAGATGAGGGTGGTCAATGGATTTTTGACCAGATCACGCCCAGCCTTAGAGATGCTGTTGTCTTCGTTCAACGGCGAACCAAGAAGATTGAACAGGGCGTCCAGCGACTTCTGTTCAAAGCCGCGACTCAACAGACGCCCAATCAGACTCGAAGCAGTGCGTTCATACAGGTCGTAGTTACCCGGCTTCCATTGACCGAAGCTGCGCACTTGACTCACATGCGTGTAGAAGCCACCCATGGCGGCGAAGGTACTGTCCATCACACCCAGCAGCCACATACTCAGCATTGGGCCGTTGGTCTTACCATCCACTTCAGAAGTCACAATGGCTTTGAAGCTGGATTCCCCTGCTGCTTTAGCGTTCTCATACTGAGCCAGAGCAACCAATGCCTCGAAGCCGTGCAGCTTTGTCTTGGACTTCAAGACTGCATTGGCAATGGTTGCCTGTGCTTCTTTCGACAGCTTCTGCTGTTCAACAGGCAGAGCTACTACCGGGCGTAGGGCTGCTACAGCATCAACAATGTGTTTTGCTGTATCCAAGTCGTTGGTCATCTTGTCCCAGTTGGCCAGCGATACATCATCCGACTGACTGTCGGTTTTGGCACCCAAAGCCTCCATCACACGCAGCTTGAAATTATCCAAGCTGGTTTGATTCTTGTTCGGGGCAGAGCCATCAATCACCACCTCAGACTCCCAACCCACAGGGGATACGAGGAAACGTGCGATCTTACTGGTCTGCATGTTGGCCCATGAACCGGTGTAGCCGATACGGCTATTCTTCCACTGGTCAGGCAGGGAGAAGAAGTTACGGAATGGGGTGCCCAGGGCACTCAGGTGCATCCACAGGTCTTGCAGCTGTTCCAGTTCACGACGCAGGTTATCGTTCGCAGCCTGAGCAGACTCACGCAGCTCTGCGTGCATTACCAGTTTCTCGACATTCTCGATACCGGCAATGTCTTCAAGGAAGCCTTGTTCAGCACTAATCAGCATGGTCATGGCAGGACGGAACGACATCTGCCGACTGGCAAACTTAGACATTGCCCGCTTAACCGACTTGGAGACTTTCTGAAGACCACCATTGGTGTCTTCTTGAGTCACTTTTGGTGGCTCAAGCAGGGGCATCTGTTGGGCACTTTCCATACCGAACAGGGTAGCCAGTACACCACCGGTACCTTTGGACACACTCTTGATGCGTTCCAGGGGTTCGATCAGCTTCTTACCATCACGAGGTACTGACACGAAGATGTCAGTACGGAACTTGTTGATGGTGTCATCGCCAGCAGCCCCTTCATCTTCAGAGGCGTCTTCTTCATTGACAGAATCAGCTGGCTTGCCTGCATAGGTACCAATGTCTACTTCATTCAGTTGAAGGAGATTCAGCTCTACTAGCATGTTCAAGGCATGGGCACCCAGATGGGCACGTAGACGCTCCAACTCACCAACAGGGGTGTTTTCGTCTTTGATCTTGATGCCCAACGAATCAGTAATGAACTGCCCGAGTTTGTTCTCGATAGCAAAACGACGGGCCAGCATAGGGCGCAGTCGGTTACGCACATCACGTCCAACGTCAGTCTCTTTAGGGAGACCCAACATCATGGCGATTTCTTCGTTGGTACGGTACATCGGGGTATTTACTTCTTCTGCCAGCAGAGCAAAGGCACCAGCAGCCATAGCAGTCAGGAAGTTTGCATCGAACTTGCCGTCTTCATTACGGAAGAACTCCACGGGTTCACGGAAATACCAGTCCTTGTTAGGCAGCCCTTTCTTGTTCAGCGAAGGGGGAATCACCTTGTTGATGGTTTCCACGAACTTGTCATGGGCTTGAATGAACAGGGCCACCAATGGGGCTTGAGCTTCGGTCATACCATGGCTCAGGAACTCATCCATGAGGATGTCTCCCACTTTTACATGGGCCATGAAATTCGACACTGCCACCAACGGACGTGGGGTAGTGGAATGCAGGGATTGAGCCACCTGTTTGAAGTAGGCAGATAGCAGATTCTTTTCACGGAAAAGATTAGCAGTAATGCGATCTACCACAGCTTCTTTGAACGCAGTCAACACACCTGCGGTTTGACCCAGGTAATCAGACTTGCGGGCCTCCGTCTTCGCTACACGGCCATCTACCCATGATTGAGTACGGCGGGCTGCCTCAGCTGCGTCTGCTTCTTCAGTTTGCTTTTGTTCAGCCGCTTTCAGGTCTGCTTCTGCCTTACTGACTTCTTCCTCGAAGTCGGCATCTTGGCTTGCCGGTGTCTCTTTCTGCTCCAGTGCCCCAATTTCTGGTGAGCTGTCAGACGTGGCATTCAGTTGGGGGGTGGATTCTTTATCGTTAAGCGGGGTCAGCAGTTCATCGGTAAGGTTCAAGGCTTCAATCAGTACGCTATTCGGTACGGCTTGGGAACCCAACACCTCGTTCAACAAACGCAGCAGTGTGTCTGCCAGTTCACGTAGTACGGAAGTGCCATTCTTTACGGGGATGCGAGAAAAGACCACTTGTGCGCGTTTGTCCGTCAGCGCATAGGTCAAGAACTCATGCCGGGATTCCAACGAATTGTTTATCCGTTCCCGTACATTAGCAGGCAAGGCTTTGCCCGCTTTGGTTTTCATCCAGTTGCGTACCTGCTGTTGCAGATGATCAACCTGAGCCTGAAGCTCTTTATTGGTTTCCAGCAGGTCATAGGTGAGGGCATGCACCATCTCATGGATCAGGGTGTCTACCACTTTAGAAGCTTTCAGCTGACGCCCTGCTGCCTGATGACGCAGGGCAGATTCAGCGATGTTGATCTGAATAATTCGAGATTTCGGGTGATATAGGCCAGCTTCGGGGCGTTTGCTGTTCTTCTCAGGGGTGAAGAGTTGTACATCCGTAATGGCCTGAATAATGGGATTACCCAGCAGACGCTCAAACAAGGCTACTGTAGACGCACGACCATTAGCACGCACCCAGTCTGTCAAATCTTTGGGTACCACAGCATTTATAGAGTCCAACCGAGATGTCAGGTCTTGTAAGGCATCCACCTCTTTAGACTCTTCGGATACCGATTCAGCCTTCGGAGCACTTACCGGCTGTGCCGATGTTTCTTCATCCGACAGCTGAGTAACATCCTTCGGGGTTTGTACCGGGAGAGGCTTTGGTACTTTCTTCGTGGCAGAGGAGGCTTGAGCACGTACAGGGCGAGCAATCTTCATAGCAGCAGACATTTCAGCTGCCGAGGCTTCTAGTGCTTTGACTTCCATTTCTACTGCGTTGAGCAGGTTGCCGGAGTTCCGTGCAGAGATGTTTACCCCACCCTTTTTACGCACGGCATCCCAGCTCATACCTTTCGGTGCAACAACCCATTTACCGGTGTTGTTGCCCACTGGCAGGAACGAATAGGTCTTGGTACCGCCGGCTTTTTCGCTGGCATCAAAGGCACGAGAGAACAGGTTGAATTTGGCACGATGACCTTCAGTGAACCGGGTCAATTCACTCAGAGCACGAGTAGCCTGTTCGGTGTTACCTGTTTTGTGCGCAGTATCGAAGTCCTTCTGGTAGTCGTTCAGGCCAAAGTTGCCATTACCCCCGGAGAATACCTCCTTGCTTACACCTTCAACATCCTTCAAGGCATTGATAGCACGGCGGGCATCAGCAGCTCGGGTCAGGAAAGAGCGTTGTTCAGTACTCAACACATTGGAAGTGTTGGAAGCCAAGGCTTCCAGCTGCTCAGGCGTAACTTTGCTGGAGCGATTCATGGCTAGAGTCATCACTTTGCTGGTGGACTCAGTGGCTTTTGCTACAACGGTTTCATCGGCTTCGGTGATGTCGGTATCTGCCTCGGCCACAGCTGCGTCGATGTCTTCTACAGTGGTCAGGCCACTGAGTTCATCACGCCAGCTTTTTACAGCTAGCTTCATGCTGGCAACCTGTTCCCGGGTTGCTTCAAAGTCCTGAACCAGTGCCTCTCGATCAGTCTCAGTGGCATCTTCAGGGAGGGCTTTGACTGCTTCTTCTTTGACAGTCAGTTGCTGTTCCATTACACCAACCAGACCTTCCCCGTACTGCACGTAATCTTCTGGATCAACGTCGTCTTCAGTGGTCTTGGTGTAGTGGTGCATGGCTGTGATAGCAGCCGTAGGGTTGAAGGTGTCGGCATTGAAGTCGATCAGCTTATCCACATCACCTGTGGTCTTGGCCTCTTCAAAAGCCGCTACCTTGGCTGCATCAGCATCCACAACACCTTTAGCCTTGTCTTTAAGGGAATCGGCCTGATTACCTAGGGCAGTTAATGCACCACCAGAAACAATATCCCCGGTCTGTACCAGCGTTTCGATACCACCTTTCAATCCACCACCCACGATCCCACCAATACCTGCTGCCTTGGCAATGGTGTTGAAATCGAAATCAGTGTTCAGCTTGGAGAGGTTTTCTTCCACTGCAGTCTGATACCCCTCAGTTGGGGCTTCAGAAATAACACCGGAAGCTACTGCAGCAGGTACACGCCCAAGTTCTTTGGCAGCTGTTACCAGTTTCCCTGCTTTCACTTGGGTGAACGCATCCCCCATTACCTTACTGAGTGGCCCTTTTAAGGGACTCAATGTCAGCATGTCGCCAACCTGTTCAGCAGCTGCGGCTGACAAACTCCAGCCAAGCATTTCAGTGGCTTCAGCTTGAGTAGGCAGCTTGCCTTCATTCTTGGCTTGATATTCTTCCAACCCTTTACGGTAGATGTCTGCACCGTAGGCAAGGTTGGTTTGAGCCATCATCAACTGACCGGTTTTGCCTGCAGCACCCAAGGCCAGTTGGGGTACGTTCTCTGCAATGTATTCCAGTGCAGCGTCTGGGTTATCCAGTGCATTGGCACCAAAATCTTTAACCAGACCGGCAATGCCTTTACCCGTTTCGAGTAGGGCAGAACCAGTATCACCCTTATCCCATGCAGCACTTGCTGCGGTGAATGAAGCCTTATTGGCTTCCACCGAAGCATTCATATCGGCGTTGAGGACATCACGTTTGAGCGGGTTTATCACCCCTTCAGTGATACCTTCGATGGATTTATCGACAGTGCCAGCGAACTTCAAAGCGTTTTTTGCCGCCTCGATACGTTCACGAGGAGAGAGTTCTTGTTCAATCAGACCCGCATCTTGATAGTCAGACGGGGCGAAGGCCAAAGCACCAGTAGGGTTCTGGGCAACATTACGTTGCTCAGGCCGTACATCTAGTGCCTTTAGCTTTTCTGTATCGGGGGCTACCAGAGCTTTCTGCTGGTTACGTAATTCCAAACGACGTGCAGCAGCCTCAATTGGCCCCAGTTTCCCCGACATTACATCGAATTGTAGGGCTGTTTCAGCCGATTTCAGCCCCTCAACTTGAGACTTGTAGCCCTGTTCAACATCATACAAGGCCCGCATTTCATCACTGACACCACTCAGTTGTGCGTCAGCAAATGCAGTGGCCGGGGCACTTGCTACATCGCCAACAAGACGGGCACCACCTGTCGCTATGGAAGCCCCTTCCTGTGTTCGACTGCCCCAAAACGTGTGCAGGTCATCGTCGCTTACAATTGCTTGTTCATTACGAGCATCTGCTGCGAGCTTTTCCTGCTCCAACAAGAATACAGCCCGATCATGATTTTTCCATGGATCAGGAACTGTGGCCCCACCCGACATCCCAGAACGCTCTGCAAGAAGTATTTTTTTGGCAGCAGATTTAGCTTCCAACTTGTCTAACTTTTGCTCAGTACGATCAATAGGTGCATTGATACCAGGGAGTGTCGGTAAAAGGGCCATCAAACATCCTCAAGTCATTTCAGATTCTTCAAGATATTACCCTGAATCATCTGCAATTGCTTCTCCATCCGTTTGGTTGCTGCTTTTGAGGATGCTGTATCAACTTGTTTACGCAACTCGGTGTATGCAACGTAATCACTGAGAGCATTGGTCATTTTGGATTGAAACCCATTAAAGTCCATGGTGTCATCACCAAAAAGGGCCTCATCTACACCAGAACTTTTCAGTGCTTGTTCTACTACTGGACCAAGGTTAGTGATACCTGCAGCTTCCAAAGAGCCTTTATGTTTTTCTTTGAAAGTTTTCAGGTGAGTCTTGATCAGGTTGGAGGTTTCATCCTCTTCACCTTTAACCCGAGGAAAGATACTAGCAATGGCTTCGTCTTCAGTGACCTTAGTAGCTTTAGGGTCACTGTAACGATTCTTTGTGAGCTGTTCCTTTGCCAGCTCAGCAGATTTGGTCATAGCTATCAGCTCACTATCTGATGATAACAGTGCATCCTGCTCTGCAGTCAGGCCAGTGCGAGTTTGATAGGACTTCTGCAAGGCTTCTAAACCAGCATTGACCACATCATCACGAAGACCCTTTTCTTTGGCAGAAGTAAGGTAGGCTGAGCGCGCACTAGCGAAGTCAGCGGCACCATTCAGGGCCTGATCACCAAGGTCAATGGCCACACGACGTTGGGTAGTTTCAGCCCACTGATCCTCCCAATCCTTAGTTTCACGTTGATCACGCGCAATATCCAAACCCAGTTGACGCTGAGAGATGGCCAACTGGCTTTTAGTGTTGTCTTGGTTGAACTGAACATCACCACGTTCTAATAGACGATTTGTGAAGGGGGACTCATCAGTGCCCAGTACCCGAGAGGCTTTCCAGTCAGCTGCTTCTTTCAGCTTACCTGCGGCCACGAGGTCATCAAACACTGCTGCATCCGGACGTGCATCACGGTTGATCTTGTCGTCACCGTACTGGTTCTGCGCAGCAATACGCTTCATCAGCACATCTGCTTGGGCAGCTTCTGCACCACGCACAGCATCACGGTCGATCTGACCACCGAACTGAGCCTTCAATGCTTGAAGCTGGCCAGCCTCTTGAGCAGCCGCCAACTCTTCAGGCGTCTTGTACTGAGCCAGACGATCAAGGAACTGGTCAGTGTTGACCTCTTTTTGAGTGTCCCAGTTCTGCTGGTTCACCTCATTACGAGAGTCGATGATTCCATTGAAGCCGGTGAAACCATCGTTCAGGGCACGGCGAGCCGACTCGAAGAGCACAGCAGCTCCACGAGTCGGATCACTTTCCACGTTACGCCAAGTGATAGGCATGGGTTATACCCCCCACTTCTTCATGTATTCCGCTTCAGACTGATAAGCAGTTGGGTTGGACGCCACACGCGCAAGCTGTCGATCAGACAACTGAGAGTTGATGTTTTTACGCTGTGCCTGATAGTTAATGTCGAACTGACGCTTCTGTTCCTTCAAGGCATCCTCAGCCAGCCCGAACTGCTTCATACCCATGTAGCTATTGCCCAGCCCCTGCAGACCTTGCATGGCCATACCACCCCAACCTTGGGTTTTGATCCCATTGGCGTCGGTCTTGTCTAGGAAGCCATCGAACAGACCACCAAACAACGAACCACCCTGAGTAGCTGGAAGGGTGTTAATAGGGGTACTACCACTGTTGTAGCTACCCCAATTATTCATCTTCATCAGTTCTGGGTTTTGGGCCATGCCATTGGCACTGCCGCCCCCCAACCATGCAGGCAAGTTATTCATCCATTCCATCATTCGTTTCTCCAAAGGTGTCGGATAATTTAGGTAGAGTAAGTGATATTTGGGTATAAGACGAAATTGCGTCAAACCCTAGTGTGCCCATATTGCCGGCATGAACAGATCGGTTGTAGAAATCCTGAGGAGCCTCCCCTGGAGTGAATGTAGGCTCCCTGCCAATAAAAGCGAATGGGTCCAGAATATCCCCCATACCCATCAACTTCTGGGCATCTTCAAGGGCTGTCTGAGCTTCAGTAGCCATTAGCTTGAACTCAGCAAACTCACTGCTATAAGCAGAAGAGATACCTGCCTGATACCCAGCACTGGATGCGTCCATCAAACCGGTGGACATAGACATCAGTGAGTCTGCCCAAGTGGCTTCAGCAAAGTTGCCATACACCCCAACAGCCAGACCTACCAGGGCAACAAACATAGCGAACTCTGGACCTGCCAACTTCACAAACAGCTTGAAGGTCAGTTGCAGTACCAGAGCTTGAACTACATAGGTCACTACAGCCCAAGCAATCGCTGCAGCAGTCATTGCTTCTAATGTTGCCCACAGCCCAGGTCCAGCAGACCCCCCCGAAAACACTGTGACCACGACGGCGATAGCAATCAGTACCCATTTGAACCAGGACTGCTGATACCACTTGGTCGTTTCCACGATCATCGAGTTGAATACGAAGTGCAGCGACCGTAGGTATAGCTCCTCCTTCATACCCAATGCCATCGTGTCAGTGATGGCTTTATCTATTGGAATCAACAGGTTAGCTGAGCCTGTCTTAGCTACCGTGTTGTACTTGCCCTCCACGTTGTAAATCATGGTCAAGTCGTAGACCCGGATTTCTTCATAGAAGGTTTCAGTGGTCTGACGTTGGTAGGAGTAGTACGGATTGGATACCGTCCGGAACTGCTTGGAACCAGTGGTGTAATCAGCGTACCGCAGGGTGGATGTTTCAGTGCCCTGCTCACTCTTACAGGTGCCCACAGCACCAATGCTACCGGCCACCCGACGACGACCAATCCCGTTGTATCGAAGGGTACACTTGAAGTCCAAGTCAGCAATTGAGATGGCCATGCCATCACGACGCACGATGCCTGCACTGTCTGAGTACACCGGTCCAAGCATGGTTTCAGGCTCTGGGCTGGCGTAATACATGGTGCTGAAGTAGTCGAAGAGGTAACGACTTTCTACCTGAGACTTACCCTCTGCAGGCACAGCCATCATCATGATGGCCTGTACGATGTCATCAATACCCTCGTTTGCATGGATGTCGTTGGCCAGGCTTTGGTAGTCCAGGCCCAGGTACTTGAGCATCTTGGTCGAAGTTACATAGGCAGGAGAGTACTCGTGCTCTGCACCAGTCATGTTCTTGCTTTGGCTTCGGAAGAACGTGAAAGGGAAGTAGCTACCCACCTTTTCGTATTCAACGTCATGGATGGCATCAACCTGCGAATGCAGGCCAGAACCATCAAGATAGGTCCAGTGCCCAACACGCATCACCCCACCTTTGAGATAACGGTACTGGACTTGGTAATACTCAAGTTCCTGGTCATACGGAACCATGGATACAGGGAACGACTTGAATACCTGCTCACCTGAAGCAGTTTGGTAGGTGTAATGCACCTCAACAGAGTCCACTGAAGCGTTGGGATCAACGAAGTAATCCCCCGCCTTCACGTAGGTCCGGAGACTGAATACTTCCTGCCCCTCACGGTGATTGGCATACCGTGCCAAAGCAGGTTCACCCCACACATCGAATGCACCTGGTTCAGCTTCGTCAAAGGTGCTCTGTGCGTAGATCACAACAATGTCGTTGAGGTAGACCTTGGCACCTACTTGAGCTGACAGGACCGGAATCTCATTGGTCCGGTAGTCGTATTCGTAGTCATCTGACAGCTTTTTCCAAGCTGTGTGGGTGTTGTTGATTGGTGCGTACTTGAAGTAGTCGATCTCGATGTTCTGGCCAAGCTCCATCTCAATGGCCTGCTTAACCACATCTTCACCATTCGTCTTCATGTGAAACGAATGGTTGGGTAGACCATGGGTGTAGTGGTCGCGGGCATACGCAAACATACGATCTGCTTTAACGGCAGCACACCCTAGAAAACCTGTAACCAAAGAGTCGGCAATGGAACCTTCCTCCAGACACGCAGTAATCACACTGGTCTTACTGGTGTAGGGCAGCATGTTGTCATTGACCAAGCGTGTCACCGTGGTGTCTACGGTCACTTTTTTCTTTGAGCTGAATAGCCCCATGGAGCACCCCTAAATAGCAAAAAGGAGGCCGAGGCCCCCTTGTTTTATTGCAGACCAGTTACGCTTTCACACCGTCCATGAGCTTGGTCACTGCCCGCCCTACAACCACATCATGCAGCATGTTGGTTGCGTTGGCCTGAGTACCTTCGTCCGTGGTTCGACGGACGTTCCAGCTATCGACCAACAACTTGGCAGCCTTCTGCTCAGCATCACGCTGGAAGCCGTTGGTTTGGGCCAAGTAGAGGGCTTTCTGACGGCCAACCACACTGTCGTCGTCCGTACCCACACTGCTGGTCTGGGCCTGTTCGGTGACCTTCTTCTGAGCCAGAAGACTAGACTCAGCAACGGTCTTACCTTTCTGCTCCATCAACACATCATACTCAGCTGCCAGCTTGCACTGCTGCTTAAGCATGGTGTCGTTCTCAGTAACGGCATTCAGGTAGGTCTGACCCAACAACTTGGTCTCTGCCTGCATTTTGGCCTTCTGCTCATCGAGTAGTTTCCACTCGTTTTCAGCATTCAGCTTTTGTTGCTTAGCCAGTTCGATCTGAGCATGAACCAAAAGAACCTTGGCATTGGTCTCAGCAATCTGAGCCTGCATCAACTCATCTTCGAGAGCACTCTTCCGCTGTTCCAAAAGGAACTGCGCAGAGGTCTGCAGAATTTGGGTAAGCGAACCCAGATAGACCTGAGAGTATTCCGTTCCCTTGATACGGTTCTGGGTATATTCCTGATCAAGATGGGCCTTAGCGGCACGCATCAGGGTATCAAAGAGACCATCACCACCAATTGTGGCGGAAGTCAGGGCGGAAGTTGGAATCTCACTCATTTGGTCTACCTGAGTTGCTTAGGGGTTTACTGGCCTTTGGCCATGGCCTGACGCTGAGCCAGTTCAGCCAGCTCTTTGTCGGTCAGCGGTTCGAGCACTTCAATGGCGAACTCACGGATGAGCTTGCCCTTACGCACCTTGTTGCCACGAGAGTCTTTATCGGACACGAAGATTTGGCACTTACGCTCTTTCAGCTGTTCGAGCAGGATGTGCTCAACATGCCAACCGTCTTCGACGTTGTAAGGCACATAACGCTTGACGGTGCCGACAGCGTTGTTGGACACGGTGAAGATTTCGCCTTCCCACTCTTTCTTGAAGGGGTTCATGCAGGTGATGCGTACACGCACCAGCTTCAGCCCTTCACGCTTCAGGCGCACGCGCTTGGCAGCAGTGGATTCTTCAGCAGATTGAATGCTGGACTTTTCTTCAGATTTGCCAGCAGCTTCACCGGAAACGGGAGCAGGAGTAGCTTCTTCTGCCTGTTTGGCGGCGATCTTTTCACGCAGCTTTTCCGTGCCGATGTTCGGGTGATAGGTAACACCCAGCAGGTCTGCACGGGCTTTCAGGTTTTCCAGCTCGGCAGCAGCCAAATCAGCAGCTTCGTTCTGGTCGAGTTCTTGGGCTTCATCGCTCATGGGAAAGAGTTCCTATTGGAGAGAAAAGAGAACCCGGTTGCCCGGGTTCCCAGTACCGCTGCCTTAGAGGACGGCGGAGGTTTTGATCAGAGCGATACGCTCAGGACGCAGTACCATGAAGCCGTAGTACCACTTGATCGACATGAAACCGGTCTCACCGTAAGGATCGTTACGGTCAGCAGTGGCTTCGCCCGGTGCTTTGTGGAAGATTTTGAACTTCACGGTTTTGCCATCAGTTTGGAAACCGATGGTAGTGAAGGACTGGTCACCCACGACCAGCATTGGGAACACGTCGAACTTGTTGGCGGTCTCGTAGTGAGTCGCAACAGCCGAGGCATCAGCACCAGCGCCTGCCCACTTCAGCATTTCCGGAACCACGATCACACGGAATGCGTCGATGGCACCGGCTTCACCGTTCAGGATGGTGCCAGCAGCAGCGTACTTCTCGACCGGAGTGAAAGCCGCTTCGTTGTGCAGGTCTTTCAGGCCCTTCAGGGTCGGCAGCAACTCGGAGCCGATGTACATCACACGGCAGGCCGGGATGACCTTGGTATCAACCATGCGGGTGCCGGTGATAATGGTGGTCTTCTTCGGGGTACGGTTGTTGTCGAGGTCGATACCCAGACGCATGATGTCGCCGTAGCTGACCACATCATCAGCGCCAACAGTGGCGTTGGAGGTAGCGTTACCAGCATAACGAATCACGCCAGCGGCGTTGATCAGGTCGATCTGCAGGGCGTCTTCGGTGATTTCGTTGGCACCGTTGATCATCTCGCGGTTGATGTGCTGCATCAGCTCAGCATCGGAGTCGAAGTCCATCGACTCTTGGGTGTATTCGTCGAAGAAGCCGAACTTCTCGAACGAACCTTCCAGCTCTTTACGCTTGAAGCCCACACGGTTTACGCGACCGCCAGTTTCGGACAGAACCGGCAGCTTGCCCGGAATGGTGCCGATGTCCTTGGACGAACCGTACAGGTTACCGTTGGCGATGGTGGCACCAGAAGCGTCGATACCTTGATCGTTGATGTTGGCATCGTCGAGCAGAGGGATGTAGTGGTACTTCTTGATGGTTTTGCCCATGTTCTTCGGCATGGTAGTAACGTCAGCCAGCTGGCTGAAATACTGTTCCTTGCGTGCTTCGATCAGCGCCTGCTTCTGGTAGAAGTGGGTCAGCTGCTGAGCACCCATGCTCGACGGAGTACCGCCTTTCGGATCGTTGTATTTCATACCCATAATGGTGATTCCTCTTACTTACATTTGTCGGGGATTGCCGATCTTGGCGAAGTCTTCATCAGACAGGGCCAAGGGGTTGAAGTCCGAGTCTTGCTTGACCGGGGCTGCTGCCTTCGGCGTGCTGGCAGCGAGCTTCTTGGCACGGAGAGCCGAATCGTCAGCTTTGAGCGTGGGGGTGATTGGTTCACGCTCCGCAGGTTTTTTCTCGCTCTTTGCAGTAGCGTTGAAAACACCACGGTTATGTAGAACTTCACCAACATGCCGATAGGCTTCGATGTCAGACATACCGTTCAAGCGACCGAGCATCCGCTCACGTTCCACTTCAGTGTTGATCAGGTCGAAAACGCCACTCTGCATGTGGCCGTTGATGACTTCGATCAGTTGAGGTGTACCGGCAACGATCTGCTTACTTGGGCCATCCCACTTATTGCTTACAACATCGAGTGTCTTGCGGAACGTCGGAGTGTCCTGGATTTTATCCAGTACCGAGTCCAGCTCTAGCTCGCGGTCGTCAACAGTGTAAGTCTTCGGCTTGTATTCGCTATTACTTACATCCATTTCCAGTGGATCGAGTCCACTGTCTTTAATCAACTTCGAGATTGCGTCTGGATTCTTTTTATCCAAATCAATCAAGAAGCTCAACTTTTCTTCACTCAGGAGACCATTGTTCTCCAAGAGCTTGAGTAGTTTCAAGTTTGGCTTCAGTGCAGCCATCTTTTTGTTGTAGTTCGCCCCCATCTGCATGAGGGATACGGCTTCTTCAGCCGACTGAACTTGGATTTGTTTGCCGTTGGCATTGAATGGTGCGAGAACTTTCTCGAACTCTGCCTTGTAGTCCAGGGACTCTTTCGGCTTCTCATCCTTGTCCTTTGGCTCAGCAGCAGGCTCATCTTCCTTGACCGGCTTTTCGTCTTTAACGACAGGAGCAGGTTCGCCTTCTTGCTCATCTTCCTTGACTGCGGCTGGCTCGGCTTCACCTTCGGGTTCGGCCTCCTCGCCTGCCGGCTCGTCGCCACCCTCCGGTTCGCCTTCACCTGCCTTGTCAGCCGGGTCTTCTTCAACGACTGGAGCTTGAACCACCAGGGTAGATGGGTCGAAGTTCATGATGTCCTCATCGGACATCTCCAGCATGTTGTTCTCTTCGACCAGATCGTCGTCCTTATCGTGCTCGGCTTCACTCATCGTTCAGGCCCTCAGCACGGATGGCTTCAAGGGTTTCTTCGGAGTGAACGATGTCTTTACGACCAAGTTCAGCCTGACGAGCGATCTCGTGCAGGTAACCCGAGAAAGCGCCGATGGCGTCGATGTCACGAACTACAGCAGCCTGTTTGGCTGGGGAGTCCATTGCAGGGGCAGCTTTGAGATGCACGAGGCGTACAGCCTCTTGCTCCAGATAACCTTTCAGGACGATGTTCTTGAAGTCGCGGTTATTGAACAAACGCTCCAGAGCATTACCCAGTTCCACGGCTTTCTTGGAGTGTTGGATGTTCTGTTCGAGCTGTTGGATTTCAGAAGTCATTGGGTCTACCAGTGCTAAGAAAGATGATAGGGTTGTTGGTGCAGGCAGTACGGTAATACAAAACTACCTGTACTGCCTAATAATTCAATCACTTAGTACCGGGCTTGGGTTCATTTTTGCGGAGCTTGTGTTCAAGAACCTTTGTTGCAGCTTGAGCGCGTGCCTGAGCACTTTGCTTCTCCAAGTCACGTTCTTGTTTTACACCAGACTCTTGTTCAACGAAGTTCAAGTCCTTCAGATCAGCGTCACTGCGCAGGTGTTCAGCCCGAGCATGTTCGGTGTCGATCTTCGCGGTATTGAGATCAATGAGTGTTTGCTTCTCAGCCAACTCAGCTTCCATTAGAGCAATCTGAAGTTCAGCCTGCTTCTGCTGCATAGGGTCAGGTTGAGGTTGATATTCCTCAATCTGCTTAGCCAGATCAGGCATCTTACGCAGACGTGCAATGTCAGCCAGAATTAAGCGACTCATAGCGGGGTCCATGTTGTTACCCATGGTCTGCAGCATGAATGCCAGTTCTTCAGCCTTGTTGTTATCTTCTTCAGCAGTGGAGATAGACAACTCAAGGTCAATGTTGCCGGCCAGATCATCCCGTCGAACAGGGACGAACTCCTCTTCAGTGATCCGAATGATCTCCTCTTCAGATAACCATGCTTGGTTCATCGAGATGATCTTGCGACCGATCTTGACGATGCCAGCTGACAGCCGGCGAAGGATGGCCAGCTCACGCTTGGAGGCAGCATCCAACGCACCTCGCACACCTGCAGCCACATCACCGAGAGATGCACCACTCACCCCCTGGCTGAAGGAACGAACCCCGGTCAGTGACTCAGCTTCCATGTTCTGCATCTGCAGCATGAACTGAGCAGAGGCTGGAATCTCAGGGTACTTGTGCATGTAGACGCCCATCTGCGGATCGACGTTGGCATTGAACTCATAGTCCTTGCCTTGCTCGAACTTACGCTTGTTGGCTACGTCCAGCATGTCCTTACGCATACCGGTCTGGCCGTTGGCCGACTTACCCATGATGTCGATCATGCCGCGAGTCACTGCACCGATGATCCGCTGGTTGTCTTCCAGCAGGGCACCATCTGGCTCACCGTGGGTGGCTTTCCGTACAGGTAGATAGGGTACAAGGATGAAGGGCAGTTTCTTGTCCGGATATGGGTTCTCTTCCATCCGGATGAGTACGTCACCTACCCATGTGGCGACAATAGGACTAACAACACCAGAGTTATCAATATCACGAAATCCCCAATACTCATGCACAACAAACTTCTTTCGTGGCTTGTCAGCGAAGTTGAAGTTCTTGGTGCCCGAGTCTGTGCTGTGGTCAGGTGTGCCGAGGATCGAATTGGTTTCAAGGTTGATGTGCTCCAAGTTGTGATACTTACCGTCACGCTTGAGTTCCGAGAGGGAAGACTCAAAGCTGTAGATCACAAACCCAGCCTTATCAATATCGCCCTTACAGGTAGGGTCGATAACTACATTTCGGAAGTCACAGACTTCCACTGTGGGCTTGTTCACGAGAACACGGGTACGTTTCTCCTTCTTGACGCCCTTGATGCTGGCCTCAACAGGTCGTCCGTGTTCAAGGGTCATCTCATGCGCCTGCTGCATCTCAGGTGAGATGTTGGCTGCATACCCTTCAGGATCATTGGCTTTCAGCTGAGCCAGATGATTATGAGTGGGGGCCATATCATCGTTGAAGAAATACTCAACGTCCGGTACTTGGACGGAGTATTCCTCTTCTTGATAGTCCCACCCAGTACGGAGAATCACCGTACCCTCATCCACAGCTGTACGCACGAACTCGTCGATCAAGGATACCTTGTCGATCTGCGTGTTGAACTGGTTGTTCAGAACCAGACCATTTTGAAGAGCAGCCTTCTTGTCTTCCCATGTCACTGGCTTCACGTTGAAGAGGCGACTGGTACTTAGGAAAGGTTCGCTCAAAGCAGGGTATCGCCACTCTGCTTGCTTACGGATGAGCTTCGGAACGATGGAAGAGTTGTTCTTACCCGCATTGACCTTGGCTTTGCCAGTGCCATGCAGGTTGTCCAACCACTCTTCAATCTTGCCCACTTGCTCTGCATGATGAGATCGGGAGTCTTCCAGATCGAGTTTCAGGTCAGCTACAGTGGGTTCACTCTTCCAGTCCGTAAGTTTCTTCGGCTGGAAGTCCACCAACGGTGTGTTTTCGGACATACTTTGTGGCCTCGGCCCCGGTTGACTGTGGGTCATCTTAAACAAATCAACAGGAGAACTTCTAATTGAACATCAAACAACTCCATCAAAACTTCAAAATACCCACTCGTGGTACTGATTACGCAGGCGGCTACGACATCTACATGCCCGAGAAAGGGACGATGATGCCGGGAGCTACCTATGGTCAGATGGTTCCACTGGGCTTTTCAGCTGAAGTGCCGGTGGGTTATGTAGCCCTACTGCTACCTCGTTCTGGTGCAGGGGCCAAGCACGGAGTATCCCTGAACAACACGGTTGGTGTCATTGATGCTGACTACCGTGGTGAGTGGATGGCTTGCTTGCGTGTGAAGAACGGCCTACCACATCGTTGGGAAGCAGGTGACCGCCTACTGCAGTTCATTCTGGTTCCCGTCAATACGCCTGAGCTGGTTCTTGTTAAAGAACTGAGCAGCACTGAGCGTGGTGAAGGTGGATTTGGAAGCACGAACCAGAAGTGAGATAAAGGGATCAGCTCCAATGCAGCGAGGTGATCCCTGTCTCCGGGTCAGGCTACGGATACCTGACACAGCCCCCATACGTTGAGAAACGCCGGGGGCTTTTTTATACCCAGCCGTTACGTCGTAGACGACTGTTATCTTCTACTTCCGCATTCTCGTAGCCCTTGTCTCCAAGGCGCTCACACTCTGCCTCGAACTTGGCGTCGTAGTTGTTGCCTTCGTGAAATGCCGTGTTGCCACTCAATCCAGTAGGGTTGAACAGACGACTGGCCACGAAATACAGCAACGCAGTCAGGTGGGTATCTGGCAACTCAACCACAACTTCCGACAGGTTGAAGTAGCCTGCTTCTTTGACCAGCAACGGGTGATTACCCCGGTACTCAATGGTCAACGCCTGCACCGGCAACAGGGTTGGCAAGATCAAGGTGTTGTAGCTCGGGGTACGCACCGTGCTATGTGCCTGATCAAACGCATCACCCAGTTGATTGAGCTGAAGCTCACAGCCTTTGGCATCAAAGACTTTTACAATCTTCAGCACTCGACCAATGAACGGGTCAGCTGCCGAGTCAATGAGGTACTTAGTTACCCCAGCAGACTCACGGTTACTGAGTGCGAACTTCACATCAAGCGTATAGCGTAGTTGTCCTTCCTGCATTTGCAGAACAACTTGCTCACGCCGCAGGGAGAAGCGCTTGTGCAACTCAGTCAGACCAAGGTTGACTGTGTTAAGTACACGCTCCCAGTTGGACTCATCAATACCATTAGTACCTCCCAGACTAATCTGGGAGAGTTCACCTTGGGACAGCAGATCAAAAATCTGTTGAAGGTTCATCAATACCTCACACTATGTAGGACGATAGCCGATCATTGTCAGCTTCTTCATCATCAGCTTCCCACATCCCATTGTCTGCTGAACGAAGCTGAGCTTCTTCAGAAGGTTTCCATGGATGAAGAGCGGCCAACATGGAGATGGTGTCAATGAAGTCATCATGTTTGGATTTGAATCCACCAGGGGTGGCCAACTCCAGTTCGTTCATCGCTTCTGCCAATGGTTCGCTGTTTTTCTTCTCGATAGGAAAGAACACCTTACGAGACTTGAACATCGGAACCATGGTGTTGAAGCGTACCAACTTGTTCGTGTTGGGACGAATCCCAGGCTTCATGTCGTTGCCTTCACTGGCCAACGGGAAGTAGATGTTGCGGTTTAGCATCTCCCCCTGAATCCACTGGATGAACCCGGCCTGCTGCCCAGTGACCTCGATACCTACCTGTTGAGGTCGGTACATCTGAGCCAGACGGAACAGATCGTTGATGTTCTTGTCCATCGTCTGACGCTTGCAGATGCCATCTACCCAGAGCCAGTCGCCTGCATTGTTGTATGCCCACACGCTGATCACGCTGAAGTCAGACTTCTGCTTCTCGCTGGTGGCAAAGTCAGTAGTGATGTAGAAGTTGAACCGCTGCTTGTTACGGATCACAGCGTCGATCTTGTACCACGCGATGTCATGGTCTTGGATCAACCGGTCTTCATCCGACATGATTCGTAGCATCAGCTCCTGGTTGAAGGTGTCCACCTTCCCCAGCTTCACAGCATCGTCGTACTGCTTCTTCACATACTCGTAGGTGAAACGGTCAGGCCAGCTGCCCTTGAACTCTTCCTTGGTGCAGGGGAACTGCTCACACACCGGGAACACGTTGACCGCCCAGGCCCCGGACTCCACCGCTTTGTACAAGGGGTCTTTTGCGTTAAACGGTGTACCAGACCAGATGATCATGTTCTTGGTTGGGTGCAGGGCGTAGTTGACCGCCTTGTACACCGTGTCTTCCACAGCAGCCACTACCGTTGCCGACCGGGCATCTTCGTCCGAGATCAAGTCATCGAGCACTGCCAGTTGGGGCCGCTTACCCATCTCCTTGGCCCCCCGCACCCCGGTCTTGGCACCGTAGCCTTTGACAATGAACTTCTTGCCATCGACGTTATTGAACTCCCAGCGGATGTCAGTGAAGTGGATCACCGGCACGAACATCCGTAGGAAGTCGCTCTTATCCCAACGGTGCTCCAAGTTCTTGCGCATGTTCTTCACGCCGTTCTCGATGGAGTCCGACACGTACAGGGCCAAGTCCACTGTGCCCAGCCCCGGCAGTTCGCCGTATACCGCAATGAACAGGAACAGGTATTCACCCATCAC